CCCGTGACTTGGGGCGCACCTATAGTGACTGTAGGGACTGCCGTGTAGCCAGAGCCTACATTACCCACAACTATGCTTTGAACGCCTCCTGCACCCGTTGTAATCGTTGCTACAGCCGTTGCTTGTACACCATTAACGTTGTTAGGGGCAGATATAGTTACGGTTGGTGCTGCCGTGTAGTTTTGACCTGGGTTTGTAATTCCAATTAAGCTCACAGAACCCACAGAAATTAAACTTGTACCGTTCCAATCAAACAAACCTTTGTTGGGGTCACCTATAAACAAGTCTGTATTTTGATACTGAGCTGTGGTGACGTTAGAGCTAGATAACGTACCCGCAGTAGCAACAGTGACTAAACTACTGGTGCTTAGGTTGTACGCTTCCATGCCTCCGTTAGATTCGGATGCTACAACGTACTGACCATTGATGTTTGCGTTTGTTAGAGAAACAACAGAGTTGGTAAAAACAACATTATTTCCTCCAATATTCTTAACATTATCAGGTCCAGAGACAATTTTAAGGTTGCCTGGTCCTATTGGCATTGCATTTTCTAGCCAATAAAACTCATCCTTATCAATAGCTGTGCGGTTAGCCTTGGTATCTACACCTTTAAAGTTTTTAATTACCGCATAGCTTTTCTTTTGCTCTGCTGATGCCATTCTTAACCTCCACTACTGTAGGGGTTGGGGATTCTTCTTGTGTAAGTAGAATTAAGAATGTTCAATACTTTTTTATTGTATTGTTGCTGGTATATCTCGGCTTCACCGTAAGATTGCTCGTAAAACTTAGCTTTGTAGGCTGCGTAATACTGCACTGCGGTACTCCAGGGGTCAAGAATAGTATCTTGCACATCAGGCGTACCTATAGACAAAGGTTGTGGCAATATAACCGTGTCTAATTCAATGTAGTAAGACTGGTCTGGGACTGGGGCAATGTATATTTGTTGTTGACCGTAGACGGAAAAACAAATTGGTCTGCCAATGTAATTCTGCCAATAACGGAGTTGGGAAGTGAAATCAGACCACGGCAAGTAGCGCATAGGGATGCGACTATTACCCCAGTAAAGATTAATGTTGAGAATGTCAACCGTATTAATCCCGTTAGGTAACGCTTGAAAAGGAATAATCTCTGCATTTTGAACATATAACAAAGTTGCCGTACCATCCGCAAATGTGGTGGTAGGGGGAAAAATGTTTGTACCTGTTGGATACGCTGGTGCAGCAGTGCCAGATGTACCGCTTGTTTGATACTGATAAATGTAAATGTTGCTGAACACATACTGACCTGCGGTAACGGATGTACTTGCCACCCAAGGTGTAGCAGGTGTTGTATTTGTGTTTGTGCTTAAGTAAGGATTAGAAGATGCTATAGGAGTAGATGTGTTTTGAACTGTACGCAAACACCCCGTATCCCTGACTAATTGTGAACGAGACTCGTTAATGTATCCTGTTAACTGAGCTTGAGTCCAAAAATTATTGTTGGCATCATGCAGCAGATATTCAACTTGTGTGAGATAGTTGTTGAGCGTCGGCATGAAACATCCATAGTTAAGCTACCCGCTTTTGGAAGGATTTTCCCCCCACGCCTTTCTCAAGACGCAAGGGTACTACGCCTACAGCCGAGGGTAACGAGCTGTCTTTTATAGGCTTTTCAGTTGTTATCTCAAACTGGTCTAGCTTTTTTAAACTTTCTTCTAGTTCTGCATGAGTTTGAATCCAACCATGTCGAACCAAAATGTGTTCTCTGTCTTTAAGCGTGTAACCAAATAACTGCACAGCTCCAGCAAGAGGAATCTCTACAGGTACGTTCTTTACAAACTCATAGACAACACCGTCATAACCTATGGTTAATTCGATGTTGCCACGATTGGTTACAAATACCTTATCCATTAGAAACTAACAACATCACCATAAATTACGATGTTAACCAAGTTAGAGTTACCACTAGCTGTGTTAATGTTTACGTATAGTGCTTGTGTTGTTGCCCCTGAAACTGCCGTATTTGCTCCGTATGCACCTGCAATTGTCAAATCTTGATACTTACCAGAAGTGGTCAAGTTAGACAAAACTACGTTGGCTACCACTGCATTAGAGATGTTGCCATCACTGGATGTTGTAATAGATACGTTAGCAGAAGATACACTGCCCTGTGGATTGTTTACAGTAATTCTGCGAAGAATAACAGAGCCAGAAGAGCCAGCCGTTGCACCTACAGTCAAACCGCCTGACAACAAAGGAATGGTGATAACACCAGACCCTGTTGTAGCTAAGTTTGCTTGAGGAGCATAGCCAATACGACCATTCCCAAATGAATCCAAGTAATACTGACTGACTGAATCGGGATTAGCCATGTGTCCTCCTTAGACGTTGTTATATGTACCACTAACGTTCTGACCACCTTCAACTGTCAAAACTTGAACAGTAGTGTTGTAACCAGAAGAGTTAATAAATACGTTAACACCGTCAGAGACAACCACACCACCTGTATTGTTTCCAATAAAAGGTCCAACAGCAGAAATGTTTCCTGTTGTTAAGTTGGTTGCAGAGGTCATGTTGATGGTCACGTTAGCAGTAGGAGGTACTAAGTACACACCTGCTGGGATAACGTTACCTGTAGTGGTTGCAGAAATGTTTGCAAACGTAAAATACGCACCAGGCGTGTTTGCCGTTGCATTTGCAAGGATAATTTTATTGAGTGCTAATGCCATTTGTCATTACTCCTTACAGTGAGAGGTAGTTGTAGTTGGTAACTTTTGACATTGCCTTGGGCTTTACAGACACCAACTCAGCAATCATAAGAACCGCACCTACGTAACCAATTTGCCAGTTAGGTAATGTGGACTCAAATCCTGTGAACACAAATGAACCTTGCTCGTGAATGTACAAGCTCAAGTAGTTGGTGTTCAGGAAGTACACAGTACCTTCTGGGCAATATGGGTCTGGATAAATTGGAACGCCCGCAACCATCAACGCTCTGAACGCTGCTTGAGGACCGTTGTTGTCACCATCAAAGCCTGAGCCAGGAGTGATAACGTATTGCTCTTGACCAACAAAGTCTTGAGCTAAGAGTGTCCATGTACCAAATCCGCAAACACCAAAAGAAGGCATTTCTGCACCCTTTTTAACTGTTCCAGAAATGTACTGAAGAATGTTTTGTCTTGTTGGGTTTACGTTACCTGCGTTGTAAACCTTAGACTGCCACCATGTGTAGGTGCTACGGTTGATGTTACCGTAAGTAGTCTGGTATGTTGCACCACCTGTACCGTCATCCACCGCTGCGGGGAGTCCGATAAATTGTTGGTTGTTTGTGGTGTTGTTGTACAAGGCTGTTGCCATTGCATCCATCATCACGTTGGTTGCATCATTCATACGTGCTTCAATCAATGGAATGATTGCAGCATCTTGTTGAGCAACACCTTCCATACCGAGGAACGGCACGGGAGAAATCATCAACTTGAGGTCAAACTCAGCGTTGTAAGCACCTTGTTGTACTGACGGCTGGGCAAAAGAGCCAGAGTAGTCAGACCACTGTGCGTTAACAAACTGTGCGCCTTGGACGGGCACGGTTACTGAAGATACACCACCTGATGCTTGTTGACTGTTTGCAATCAACGCTGCCATCAAAGGCGTACTGTTGTATAACTGCACAACCAGTTTGGGAATAAACGCTCTACGGGTTACATACGTAAGTTCCGTAAATTGTGAACTACCTGTCTGGGGCAGAATTCCACCACCTATAGCCATATTAGCTCCTTAAAGATGGGCATCTCTGCCCTGACAAATTTACTACCCTCTTTTACAAACCGATTGGACGTTGTGGTTTACGCAGGTCTGCGAAAGCCTTCACCGCCTCTTGCTGCGCTGCCCCTCTTGGGTCTTTCCAGAATTTGCCAAGGTCAAACTGGCGAACTGCGGAAGGGTTGTACCCAGTAGGAGTAGGCTTTGCAGCCTGTCTCATGTACTCAAAATACTCGGCAGCAGTGTCGTGACTTGGAATCTGCTTTTCAAGCATGAGCTTTTCAATTTCTGGAATATCTTCTTTTCTAATATTTTTATTAGTAATCAGATTGTTCCTGCGTTTTTCTAATTCAGACTGAGCATCTCTTTCTCTGAGTTTAGACTCTAAGGCTTGTACTCTTGCATCAGACGCAGTGATTGCTCTGTTGGTGTATTCCTCAATGTCCAGCTCAGGAATAGGCATCCCAGGCTTAATTTTTTTAGTCATCCGCAAAAAGTCTTTGCGAGTGTCTGGATTTTCAGCAAGCGTTTGAGCCAGACTAGCTAACTCATCTCGTGCTTCAAGTGAAAGATTTTCTAAAGACATTTTGTTACCCTCTTACCGTTGTTAAATAACTTTTTTACCGTCGCCTGGCTTCTCAACTCTCATACCGCCAAAAGCAGCTTTAGTTGCACCTGACAAACCGCCAAACTCGGAATAACGTGGAGTGTTAATCACAACGCCATTCTTTTTGTTGTTGTCTGTAGGTCTACGTGGTTGAGAATTACCTCTTGGTTTAAATAAATCCATGATTTTTCCTTACATTGGGGGTGGGGGAAGCCCTGGCATACCACCAGGAGGGGGAGGCATACCACCGCCAGGTGCTGGAGGTGGAGGAGGCATACCACCAGGAGGTGACATACCAGGTATAGGTGAACCAGCCATAGCTTTTCCTTCTGGAGTGCCACCACCAGCTTGCGGTAGTGTTTGCAACATCTGAAGAATTTCTGACTGTTGTAATTCGTTTGTTTTGTTCTTACGTGCACCAAGAATCTTGTTGATTGCACCGATAGCTGCGAGTGCTGCTTTGCCCTCTTCAGAATCAGAACCTAACGCAGGTAAAGATTGCTCTAGTAAATCTTGAGCCATACCTAAATTAATTTTTGCAGCCTCCTTAGAACCCATCTTAGGTTCAGGAGTTGACATTGGAGAACCCATAGGAGGTACTTCAGCATCAGACATATTAGCACCTGGAGGGGGCGCATCCTGTGCACCAGGCATAGGCGTTCCAGCAGAACGACTGCCTTTCATTAACTCCATTAACTTATCTGACGGGACACTCATATTTTCTCCTTGCCTAGTTTGTAACCACTTACAAACTATTTGTCAATAGGGTGGCAGTATTTTACGACATACTGCCAATGTCGGCATAATTACTTACGCTTGTGTTTGCGTGAACCACGTTTCATGGGAAGCTCCTTAAACAAACAATTTCTCATTAAGGGGAGAAACCATACCCTATTCTCTTTCAAGAATTACCGTCTGGTCTTGCGACCTCTTTTACCATATCTGTGCATCATGATGTCATTCCTTAATTAAGTTCTGGCGTAGTTGCGTTGCGTTCTACCGCCAGATGAGTTTTTAACACCCGTTGTTCTTTGTGTCAAGCCTGGTCCTGATGTTTGTTTACGCAATGTGTCCGTGCTCACCCGTGGCTGGTCTGCCTTGGGGCTAACTCTTGCTCCACCTACGTTTTGTGTTGCCATCATCCGACCTTCTTAAGTTCAGGTTTACCTTGTTCTTTACCAGGAGGTTTAGGCGGTTGTGAGGCTTGTTTTTCCTCCATTTTCTTCAACCGTTCTATCAACTCTTCTTTCATTGGTGGCTCTATTAAATCAAGTAATGATTTTTTGTCAATAACCCCAGCCTTAAGAAGGTTAAACGCAAGCGTCCTTGTGTCTTCCGTAAAGATGGGTGAGTTAGAGTGTCCGTCCACTTTAACCGTAAATTCTTTGGTGAACTGTTCGGCAATGAAAGGTACACCGTGCGTGTCTTTGAAGTGCGTATCATCATAAATTTGCATAGCCTTTAAATACAAGGTTGCTAACTTCTCTAACGAATCCTCAATGATTAGTGCCCGTTTTTTTACTCGTGACGAACCCAGACGGGCTAACTGAGAGGCATGACCTGCTGACCTGACACCTGCCTCACCTTTACCCTGTAGTACGTTACCCACCCCTGATGCCTCCTCAAACATGGCATCTATCTCACGCAGTTCTGTGAAGAGGTCTGGTGGCATAGTGGGTGCTAACTTCTCTACTTTGGCGTTGGGCATATCAGTAGATAAAAGACCTCCAGCTCGGTTCAAGGCGAAATTCTTTTCGTCCAAGATTCCCGTAAATCCTATTAGGGCGGTTGGAGGTGAAACTTGCTTTGATAACAGGTCCAAGATTTCGGTCATGCGCCTGTTACGCAACTGCTGCAAGTAGATTAATCGTTGTACTTCACTACCACCCCAGTAGTAGTCGTACAGTGGGTTGGGACATATTTGGATGAACGGGAGTTCACCCTTGATAAACATTTCTTCGCCTGGACGCTCATAAATAATTACGTCTGGGTCTGCCTTTGTGACCACTCTGTAATCCGCAATGTCGTCACACCATATCCACAACTCAGTCATCTCAACTGTGTCTTCTGCAACCTCTGCCTTGTAGCGGTTACCACCAGCAAGGTCTAGGTTTACGTTACCGTAGATAGTTGGGTTGGACTGGGAAATAATAATACGCTCTAAACCGTTGGCTATCTCGGTCCTCTCGTGAGGCATAGAATTTATTTTTTGTAGTATCTTGTCTCTGTTGGGATGCTTGTACAGACGAGCATACAACTCAGACTTGGTGATGTAATACTTGTGGATGATTGCTTCTTGTCTATCCGTGTACGTGATGTCTTCACGCAGGACACCCACCGTACCAGGCTCAACCATGTACGGATGGATACCGTTGTTCATGATGAGCTTGACGTAAGTTGTGCCGTAGACAAGTGCCCAAGTGGTAGCCGTA